CTCCGAATAATCTAGCCACCCCGGCAGATCCACAACCTGTGGAGTCAACCTTTTAGACTAGATCAGTGCTTAGATGCACACAAACAATTTCACAATTGCCTTACCGTTTGGCAGGCAATTATTTTCCTACCTATCCATTGATAGGCTCACTAGCTGTTTCCCAGTAGGTATAATGTATCTTACTTTAGCTTAAGCAATTCAAGTTACTCTAAGGTTACACTAAGTTATCAGACAGTTTTCAGATATTCCGTTTCTTGTTGCCTTTTGGTAGGGCCAGTCCGAGATGGGGTCCGGTATTTCACCCGGTCCTGTCCCTCTGCACCCACCCTCCAGCAAGAAGTGTCAATATCCCCGAAAAGTCTAGTTAGACAATAGCTTGGCCAATGGGTCACCCTTTAGGGGTCCTAAGCCTGGTTATACTTCTACTTACTATTACTATCTTTCAAGCTTTTAACAGCTTTTAGGATCGCAGTGGTAAAGTCTTTTCAATACTGCATTTGTACGGGGTTTAGACCTCGTCGAATTGGTCGTTCGGGAGCTCGCTCAAAGGAAACTTTACCGTTTCCGATAGCAGAGATCTCTCGCATAACGCCTATCGCCTTAGTGTACACACCGAAGATGTTCCGTTGGTATCTCAAGCCTTTTATATCCCATAAAAGGTCCGAGGCTTCCGCTCTGAAGTTAGATAATGGTTTATTAACTAACATTTTTACAATCCGTTCTACAATTAATCTATAACCGTAAATTAGATCTTGTACCCGATTAAACAACGGGCCGGAAACTGGAATACCAGACAGAGAGATTGGAATGTTTGGATCCGATTTCACACTAGAAATCGTAAAACCTGTCTGCGCCTTAGGGTCATAAGGACCAATAAGGGTAGATAAGGAGTCAGGATTATGCTCGACTTTATCGAGGTAAGCCAAAAGGAACTCCATGAAGTGCAACCGCTCCAGAAGCGTGTTCATTGTGGCCTCTCCCACCTCCTTAATGAAGGTAGGTGTTGAAGGAAGGTTCTTGAGGTGAGCCAATATAGATTGGTTATATCTCACCATTAAGATTTCCTTGAACTCGAGAACAACTTTTACTAGCAACTCCTTGGAGATTAAAGGGTTTCCTTGGAATAGCGTTGCATTTACCTCCTCCTCGGTTTGGGGAAGATGATATGCAAATAGTAACGCCCGGATTCGGGAATTTAATTGGCCAATATGGCAGTTTAAATTACCTAGTACTCGGTACCCATAACCCAAACTTTTAACAAGTTCAGGAAAGGATAACTTATACTTTCTCGCGAACTGAATACCATCGGAGAGGGTAAGGTTTGCGGCTATAAACTCCGTTAAGGGGACGGGACTAATGTCCTCTCCCTTAAAGAGAGTTCGTTTAGCAAACTCGATTGCTAAGCCATTAGAGCTTAGTAACGATTTCGCAATACCACACTCGACCCCAATGGCATCTACTATTCTTAAGTACGCCGACTTAACTCTCTGGTCGAAGATCACAAGATCATCTCCTAAGACAGCATAGTTCGTAAACCATGTTCCAATCGGTACAACTCCAGCATCTCATGCTGCCGCTTGAACTAAAAAGTGGTGAGTTAGGGCTAAGGAAGCCCAAGAGCTCAGAGCCCCCATCGGTTGGCCAACAGCGTACTTTAGAACCTCATGGATTCCGCCGTACTTGTTCGTCGAGGCCATATAGCCCCGACCGACCAAGAGGAAGGCCCACTGTACCGCATACTCTCTATCAATGAGAGCAGAATATAGCGCAATCTGAATAGACATCGGTAGTCTATCAGTAGCAGCGGACAGATCAAGGGAATAAGCCGATTTCGCGGTTTTAGCGAGTTCTTTCACCGGTTTCAACTGGTCGAAAGTCCCATCCTGAGGGATGTTCTTTAAAATATCGAACACCCAAAGGTGCATGGGTTCAAGAACCCATTGGGTCCACGCATCCGCCATCGCAAAGACTCTGATCTTCCCAGCAGCCTCCTCCTTAAATCCGAGTCTACCGACTTCGGTAGTTAAACTTGGAATAAGGTTTAAAGGCAAATTAGATGCCCCATCTCAGATCTGCTGTAAACCAGGGTATGGTAATTTTGTACCTTTTTCGAAGTACTTTATAAAATACTCAATAGCCCCGGCTAACCCTAGCCGTCTAAGGTTAACAGCGTTCACTAAGAGAACAAAAGGCGTCGTTGACACCTGTCCAAGCCCTGTCCCCGGAGCAGACTTCATAATTGGCGCGGGATCGATCCCTCTATTAGAGAGTGGCGTTACCCCTCGCATGAAGTTGGATCTTAAAGCCTTAACAAAGGCAGGAATATAAGAGAGCAGTCGCATATAAGTGCCACCGGTCTCCATACTTCCTTTAAAACCATCAGTGATGGTATTTAATTTTAAGACTCCAGGAAACTCCAATACCCGATAAAGGTTGAATAACGTCAATCAAAATCTCATTAATTGAGTATCTCCTTTCCGGATAAGGGCTCTATCCTGAGCCAGGATAGTTTTAGGAAGGCCATAAGCGGTTCTACTAATCCGAGCTTTCAACGGTGTACAATCATGTAACCGGAATCCACCCAAGGACTGCTGTAGTAGAACAGTGTTTGATTTAAGTCAATTCACTAAACCCTTCATTCCTTGATGGCCGTATATTGCTTTACACTTTGAGATAAAGATAGTAATAATTCTAACTCGAGAAACAGTCGTAGCAAGACCTATTGCCGGAAGCATTCGAGTGAATGCTTTCGTCAGTAGTCCTTTGGCTTTTACACCAAAGGTAGCATTAATTTTGGCAATCGTAAGCACTGACCCTGAGCTAATTCTATTAGCCCAGAGAATTTTATCTCTATAGTTTTTATTTTTTAACATGGATATAAAATTTTTTATTCAGTACTCTTAATCGAAGCGGGTTTCCAGGGGGTTCACCCCCCAGTGGGACTGACCCCATCGGGTCTAACCCATCGTTTTTGAGTCACATCTCTTACGAGAAGACTCTAGGTATAGATTTTCTATGAAACAGGTAATAACTTCAATTGTTATTAGAAGGAACTCTCAGGCCTTTAAGGCACTTCAGAGCACTTCCCCTGCATAGGACATATCACAACCAACGGTTCTTCCGCCACCTAATTAAACTTCGGTTTCCCGCTTACGCGGGGCCGCAGCTACAGCGTAGACTGAGTAACTCTTTCGAATTACTGCAAGTTCCGAAAGGAATATCAAGTATCCCCGCTACCGTGCCGGCAGCGAGAAGTTTCACCGAACCAGAGATTTCTCCCTGTCCGGCCCCCCCAACATCCGTCAGTCTTGCGACAATAAGACAACACAGTTGCTTAGTGCCCTACGTACTTTAGGGACAACACACACACAAATTCACACTCGCGCATATATTGCTGATCTAAGATTTTAGATCATGACCGCCTTTCGGCG